TGGCCTTTGGTTCGTCAATGTTTTCTATGTTCGGAGGGTAGTGCTCATGCCGCGAAAAACAGTTAATAGAAACCCTGGCTATGGGATTTCCAGCGGAAATGCTTTTGCAGCAGAAACGATGCTTTGGGATTCTATCGCAAGAACAACTGGAGAGATCGGAAAAGAAGCATCTATTGCTGCTTTTGAACAGCAGGCGTGGGAGGATGTAGCAAAGAATCCGAATGATGACCTAGCTTATAAAAACGCTACTAACGCATCTCGCAGACGATACAATGACGTTGTAAAAGGCGAACAATATTTAACAGTAGTTAATCAGGGCGTTAATACTCTTAACCAAATTGCTACTCAAGAGACTACCAATGGTCAGCTTGACAGTGAAAGCTACGCCAGATACCAAGCGAACTCCGCTGCCGCCATAGAGGGTATTTTATCGGCAACCCCAGAATATATACGTCCACAAGTACAAATGAAGCTTGGTGCCCTGCAACAAGAAATGGGGCTTAATGTTCAGAAAACTACCGACCAATACAACTTTAATTATCGACAAGCTAATTTTAAAAATAATTTATCTGACTCCCACACTGGGATGATAAATGCCTATGCATCTGGCAATGAAGCCTTAGGTAATCAGCTTGCGGCACAAATGCCTTTGGCTATTACTAACGCACAGAAAGCCGGTCTTATAGACGAGTTTGACGCTAAAAATATGATTAAGGCTGCTCATGTCGACCGTGAGGCAGCTTTGTATTCTGGAAGATTTAGAAAAGCATTGATGGCTGGTCGCGGCAGTGATTTTTTATATAGTTTCTATAGTAACCGGCCTAAAGGGATGTCTGAAGAAACTCATATTGAGGTTTCCAAAGCTCTTCTACAAGAGAAGTCCACAGCAGACCGATTGCGCGCAGAGCAGCAAGCATTAAACTTTGCTCAAGCAAAGGAAATGGCTGCAAATGGCAATCTTACTAAAGAGCAAGTAGACGCTATGGGTGGTGGGATAAGCCCACAGCAGCGTATGGACTTAAAACTTGGCTTAGACCGGCAAGATTTGCAAACGCGTATTATGGAAGCGGAGCAGTACGTAAAAGATAAAGATCTAACCCCAGAAGAATTCGATCGGTATCTTGCTAAAAATGATATTGGTGGTATCGCTGCCGCAACGCTAAAGATGGCGCTGTATAAAGATACACAAGCAGAGAATTTTACTAATGCTGTATACCAAATACAGATGGGAGAAGTGCAAAGTGTTCAGGATGTGCAGCGGATCGTTGCGGAATACGAAGAAAACGAAGGGGCAGGCTCTTTCATTAACAAAGGTCAGATGCGTGAGCTCGAAGGAATTCTAGCGAAGACTAATGCTAAGAAAGTTGAAGCTAATAAAAGCCTTCAGGTTTTAGCAAGCGGAGATCCTTTCGAGGTTTCTAAACTTACGTCTAAGCAAGTTAACAGCAGCTTTATGGATCTTGTTAACCAAAAAGGCAATGATCGGATTAATCTTGATTCAGCGGTTGGTGCCGGTCTCGGTGCTTTAAACCCTCAAGAGATGGCAAACAGGCAAAATAATGGTGGTCAAGCTGCGGTTTATGGTCCGAATAATCAAAACTATAGCTTGTCGGACATGGGGCAGGTTGCGTTAGCCGCTAAGCGTTACCCAAGTGTTTTGGGTGATACGTTAGGCAGCTTTTATAATAACGGCTCGCCTGAGCAAGTTAAGTCCGCAATTAATACATATAGTTACCTGAAAGACAATGGCTACATGTTTATGGATAAACTCCCACAGAGCCTTTCAAGAGACTTGGATTTTGCAAGTTCGCTGATGAAATCAGGCGTGTCTCAAGAATTAGCCATGCAAAAAATCGCTGAGCATAAGCAAAGAACGCCACAAGAGCGTGCCGAAATAGAAAAATATGCGTCTAGGGCAATGCCTAGGGTTGATGATATTGATAAGCACATTAAAGATTCGTTAGACGTAGATTCGGTAGACTATGGCATGAAGAATATTTGGCAAGATAATTTTAAGGCTTTCTATACGATATCTGGCGGGGATGCTGTTCTAGCGGCAGAAAAAGCGGATGAATCTATGAGCAAGTTTTACGGCGAAGATCCAATCAGCGGGCGCGTTGTTTATTACCCAGCCACAAAAGCTCCAACTAAGTTCTTCGAAAGCCCGTCTGCTATAAAACAAGATTTTGAAGGGCAAATGTCTAGCATTGGGAAAGATTTCCTTGGCTCTGATTTTGAATTTAAAGATGGGTCTGGTTATGTCGATGGGGAAAAGGTAGAGCTTATGCTTGAAGCTGTTCCTGGCACCTCGAATCCATTGCAAGGCAGATCCAATAAATGGTTCGTTAACTATATTAATGGCGCTGGCATCCCACAAAGATTGTTAGATCATAATATGAATGCGATCACCTACGAACTTAAATCCTATGAAGAGAGAACGAACAGGCCAATGCCTTCTGAATATAACAGAATGGTTATTAGCGAAAAGAGACCAGGGGAATCACAAGCTGCGTACCAAGCAAGAATGAGAAATGCTCCTAGCTTTTGGAGTAGCGTATCATTGCCTATATCGGGATTTGCCGAAAGAGAGCGCACACAAACTGAAGGCTTGAGACAGTCTAAAGCTGAACTTGGCTTGATGATAAAGCAGCAGTGGGACGAGGTTATGGCGGAGATAACTAATTCTATGTCTAGGAATACTACATCCGACATAATAATTTTTGATGAGGTTATATAATGGCTATCAAGCAAATCACTGACTCCGCTATATCATCCGTAACGTACCCGTATCATATAGATGCTGGGTTTAATACGACCGGTGAATTCATTCAAACGTCAAACCTTGATGATTTTGAAAGAAGCTTTTTACAGCTGGTTGGTGATAGCTACAAAGCTAATAACTATCTATATGGTATATGGGCAAATCCCTCCTACGGTCAGAGTCTGCATGCAGCAAATTTGGATGAGACTCCACTAACCGTTAATGACGTTTGGTCTCGGGTGGAAAACACTCAATATGAAGACTTCTTCCCTGAACTAGCCTACACAGAAACAGTTGGCGATTTTACGGCGATGATCTCTTATATCGATGAGCGTAACAAAGCAAAACGCAATTTAGATGAGGCTGGGTGGCTTACGTCGTTCGTTGCAGGCGTTCCAGCTGCGTTGACCGACCCATTAATTCTTGCTCCCGGCGGCAGTATTTATCGGGCCGGTAAAGCTGGTTGGGGTGCTTTAAAAAGTGCGGCGTCTACTGGTGGTGCTGCGATTGCCAGTACTGCGGCCACTGAATCTTTCTTGAAGTACCAGCAATCTGATAAGACTTGGGACGAGGTGTTTGTAAACTCCATGGCCGCTGGCCTTGTGGGTGGGGTTATCGGTGGCGGCGCTTCTTTGGTTTCAAAAGAATTGCTGCAGGATGCCGCGCAAGAAGCAAAGATGCTTTTTAAAGGCAGAGAGACCCAATTGATGGCTGAACAGGGCGGTGGCATAGTCCTTGGTCCGCAGGGTACTGTTAAAACTGGGCCAATACAAAATGCTATGGAAGTTAACGAGATAGAAACCGTAGTTAGAACTGCTGAAGAGAACCGAATAGATTCAAAAGTTGTAGAAACTGCGGCTAAATATAGTTTTGGCATTACCACGCAGATGTTGACTAGTCCATTCACTACGATGGCAGAGCTTGGGAATAAGCTGTTTTCTCATACGTTTTATTTGAAAATGAACAAGGCCGACAGTGCATTTAAACAAGTCCCGGGAACATCTACAGAAGACAAAATTCACTTTATGCAGCAAGAGGGCCAAAAACGGATCAATGAAATATATAACATATATTACATGGATTATTTGGGTATAGACGCGGGAATGACCTCTCCCTTTAAGCGTGCAAAAGCTAGATTTAAAGGCCCGCAAGAAGGCAAGATGACCAAGAATGATTTCTTTGCGGCAGTGTCGGATGTGGTGAACGATAAATCAGTTCATGACGAACCAGCGGTCAATAGAGCAGCGAAACTTGCTGAAGAGGTCTTTGATTATTACCGAGAAGAAGCGGTTAAAAGGGGTAAATTGCCAGAGGGGATGACTGTTAAAACCGCTCCGGGATATCTTACACGCTATTATGATGTTGATTTAATAACTGCAAATCCAACTGAATTTAATCAAGTGGTTTCTCAATATCTAAAGAAGTCTAGCGATTTAGTTAAGGCGTTGAAAGATCCGACCACTACAGCGGAAAAGCTTAGTGTTATGGGTTATGATATGTCCGGCTTTGTGCCTGATGACTCATGGGCAAAGCTCAGCAACATTGAGTCTGAATCACAAAGCAATCTTGAGTTGCTCATAAAGCAATTTAAGGAAGCTGACAACATAACTATATCTGAACTTAAAAAGTTAGATACATTATTTAAAAACTCAGTGGTTGGCGCTGGAATAAAAGAACTTAATGATCCGATAGCTAGTGTTTATGATGCGGTTGACTTAATTACTCGCAGGGCTGATAGCTTTGACCAAAAGCTACAAAATATTATTGACTCTAATTTTGCTGAGGTGATCAACAATTTTGTCTCAGCCTCTAGAGATGTTTTATCCAAGCTTGAAATTAAAGCAGAGGAAGTAAAAAAGAAAGGGAAATCAAAAACTGGGCTTACCAAAGCGGAGCTGTCGGCTAAAAAAGGGATTGAATCGATCAGCAAACTTTCTGATAAATTTGAATCCATGTATGGCATGGCATCTAAAATTAAAAAAGAAAAAGACTCTGCAAATAAATCCAACTCCGATCTAAAAACCTTCATCCAGCGCTACGAAGAAGGCGCCGGTTTGTACCTTAGAAATGTTGACGGCCAATTATTTAGAGAGCTTGAAGGCGAAGAAATACCCGCGGTTGTTGAACAAATCCGAGAAAATATTATTAGTGAAAGTGATGCTAAGCTAAAAACAACGCTATATGTAAAAGGTCTTGGGGATAACACAAACCCATTAGAGGCTCGCGTGTTTATGATCCCAGATAAAGATATCAAGCCATTCATGGATAGGAATATTGTGTCTATCCTGTCAAAACACAATAGAACAATGTCTACTGTTTTGAATATGCATGACTTATATTCCGGCTATGTTAATCCAGCAAACCCTGAGGAGTCTATAGGTCCCGGGTTATTGGTTAATAGACTAGTTGATGAGTTTAAAATGCGCACAGCAGACCTTGAGCGCAGAATAACTGATCCAAACACGCCAAAAGCAGAAATTAAAGCTCTAGAGACCGAAAGGAATCAACTATCGAAAGATTTTAAAAAAGCAAAACAAACTCTGCTAGACGCTTTGGAAGTAATGACTGGTGTTTATGGCGCCCCATCGGCAAGAGCAATGAATGCAGCAAGAGCGGCTAGATTTGCTCAGAATTGGAACGTTATATCTAAAATGGGTAGCGTTCTAATTGGCTCTGCTCAAGAAATAGTTAACTACTCATTGACTAACGGCTGGACAGCGTTCTTTAAGGATGTGTTTATTCCTATAGCCAAAGACATGGTAAAAGCTCCTCTTGGAAAACCAAAATCACAACATTTAGAAGACTTAATGGATCTCGGTTTTGGCAATGATAGCGCTCTATCTGAAATGATGGCTGATGTTAACGGTCTAGACATGCATGATAGATTCCGTAGAAACAAGGCTGAAAAGTTGTTGGACCAAGGCACGTCGCTAATGTCCATGCTTAATACGATGAACTCTTATACTAGTTATATGAGGAAAGCGATTGGCAGAGCTTCAGCGTCATCTATCATACGAAAGGTTATAAAAATAACTGACTATAACGCAGGTAGAACGACTGTAAAACCTAGCAAGTGGGACTTGGATCATCTGCGAACATTAAGGCTTGGTGATGATGATATTCAAAGAATTTATGACCAATACATGAGGCATGGCAACAGTAAGACATTCAAAGAAGATGGCGGTTATTATGCGAATTGGCGAAGATGGGATGATCCTATCACCGCATATAAACTAAAAGCTGCCGTATTGAACGAGGTCAAAAATGTAATGCTTCAACCAGGTAAAGGTGATAAATCATTCCTTGCGCATACCTGGTACGGGAAAAGCTTGTTCCAATTTAAAAACTTTTTATTTGCAGCGCAAAACAGACTGTTACTTGGCGGCGCATTACAAAGAGCTAATGATTTAAATTATATTGGCAGCCTCGCGGGAGTTATTGGCGGCAATATAATTGCTTATTACATCAGAACCGCTATAGCAGGCCGAGAGCCAAGCGAAAACCCAGCAAGAGTAGTTGCAGAAGCTATTTCTTATTCTGGTGTTGGCGCTTGGGCTATGGATATGGTTTCCATAGCAGATAAACTAATGGGGATATCTACTGATGGGTTTAGCAGGTATTATTCCAGAGGAGTTGGTGGAGCATTTGGTGGGCCAACTCTTGGTTTAACAACCGATCTATTTATGCTTGCTGGAAAATTAATTAATAGCGCTCGTGGGACTGAAAAGCTAACGGAACGCGACGCGACGCAAATGGCTAGATTTCTCCCATATTCAAACCTGTGGTACTCACGGAAATTAACCGATCAACTTTTTATAAAAGCATTAGGCGCTGAGGAGCAATAATTATGGATGAAAAAATTCAAGGCTATATCAAGCGCTACAACAAAGCGCGGACAGACGCGTTACAATGGCAGCGCACGCTTGAAGAAGCCTATAAGTACGCCATACCTCAGCAGCTGACTTACCATTTCGGAGCTGAAAACGACGGGCAATCCAGAGGTTACGACGTATACGATTCAACATTGCCAGACGCGCTAATATCATTTGTCGGGAAGATGGTCGGCGGCCTAACGCCACAAGGCGCTAACTGGCTTAAGTTAGTTCCTGGTCCGGATGTACCTGAAGAGTATGAGGAACAGGTTGCGCGTTCGTTACATGACCAAACCGAATCGTTTTTTAAATTCCTGAACCGAAGCAACTTTTATTCAGTAATGCCTCAAGCTTACAAGGATTGGGCTATTGGCACCGCTGCGATCATTATTAACGAAGTAGACAACGACGATAACCCGCTGCATTTCTCTTGCGTCCCCATGGATACAATTGCCTTGGAATACGGCCCGTTTGGCACGATTAAAACTGTATGGCGTAGCTTTGAAAACTTCTATCTGCGCAATATTGAACCGCAATGGACCGGAGCAAAGCTCACAGACATGATGCGCCGTAAGCTCGATAATGACGAAAACGCTACGATTAACATCATCGAAGGCACCGTCTGGGATCCAAATACCGAGCTTTATTCTTATATCGTTACTAGTGAAGATGGTCATGACGTATTCTTAGATGCTGAAATGCTCTCATCACCTTGGGTGGTATTCCGTTATGCGATGTATAAGGCGGAAACCTTTGGCCGCGGTGTAGTCATGGACTTGATGCCAGAAGTAAAAACGCTCAACAAAATGCGCGAAGATTTGATGAAGCAAAATGAATTATCGATTAACCCGCCAATCATGGCTTTTGGTGATAGCATCGCAAATCTAAATAATATTCGCTTTGAGCCTAACTCAGTCATACCAGTAGAGGCTCTCCCTAATGGCAATCCAAGTATTCAGCAGTTTGTTAACCGGTCAAACTATCAAATAGCTCAGATAGAAATGGACCAGATTAGGCAGTTAATCAGGAAAATGCTATATGCAGAACCGCTTGGCGGAATTGATTCCCCGGTTAGAACTGCTACAGAAGTCACCTATAGAATGCGCGAAATTGCAGAAAGAATAGGGCCAGCCGTTGGTTTATTTCAATTTGAATTTGGTGGACCTTTTGTTGAGCGGGTGTTACACATTTTAATGAAACGCGGGCTGATTTCGCCTATAATTATAGATAATAAGTTAGTAAGCATTAAATATGAGTCACCGTTGGCTACTAGCCAGGGTCTAGCAGATGCAGCAGCGTTAGAAGGTTATCATGCTCAGTTAGTGCAGATGGTAGGGCCTGAGGCAGCAATAATGGCTTATAAAGTGGATAAACTCCCAATGTGGCTTGCTGAGAAGTACGGAGTAGATCCAAATTTAATTAATAGTGAAATAGAAATTGCTCAAATGGCACAATCAGCAGCAGCACCACAAATTAATCCTGGTGCGTTGCCGACGCAACAAATAGCAGCGATGGGGTAAAAATGGATTTAGAACAAGCTAGAATTGAAAAACAAATGCGCTTTGATGCGCTATGCGCAAAGTTCGTGCATGGACCAGATGGAAGGGAATTATTCCAGATGCTAAAAGAGGAATTTATTCTAAAGCTTCCAGTGGCCGATCCATCTAAGCCAGCCGGTGAGGCGTCCAACTGGGCATTCTTCCGGGAAGGGCAAAACAATGTAATCCGTTTCATTGAGGAGCGCGCAAATGTCAAATATGAGTGATGCAATGGGCATTGAATCCGCGCCATCTCCTGAAGGCCAGGAGGCTAGCAGTGCGCCAGCAATCGAGACTATGCATACGGAAGCGCCTGCCGTCACCTACTTTTACGATGAAGGGTTACCAGGCAATGGCGATAAGCCAGACTATTTACTTGATAACTTTAAAACCGTCGCAGCACAGGCCAAGGCTTATAAAGAGGCCCAGAAGATTATCGGCAAAGTTAAATCTATCGAAGGAATTATTGGGGCGCCAGAAGCTTACAATTTACCAGACGATATAAGTAAATTTGACTTAGCCCATAAATACACCGACTTATTAAAAAAGAACGGACTTAATCAAAAGTTCTTAGACCAATCCTTGGACATATTGCGTGTTGCTCAGAATATGAAGCAAAACAATATGAAAGAGGAATTTAAAAAGCTTGGTGATAATGCGCAGGAGCGAGTAGATACGCTTAAGCAATGGATGGTTAATAACTTTGACCAAGATACGATCGGGGCATTAAAGCACGTGCCGATCAAAGCAGAAGTAATTAAATTTTTTGAGAGGGTAAAAAGCATGTCAACACAAAACTACGTACCGGGCACTGGAGCATCTCAATCAGCATCAGCTCCATCAGATACTTTAGATTCTATCCGTAAAGAGATGATTACAAACCGTGACAAATTAAAGTCTGATGAAAACTACGCAAAAGAGGTTATGGAGCGCATGGCTCGTGCAGGCGGTACAATGATTAAGCCAACGGGTGGCTCAGCTTACCGTCGCTAAACGAATTAGTCACCGGGCTGGTTAACTTCAACCGTCAGTGGAGTTCTCACGCCCCAGACCCGGTGACTAATACTATTTCTTCTTCTTACCACCCATAGCTTTCTTTTTTGCTACAGCAGCAATAATGGGCGGAACTTCCTTTTTACCTTTGGCCATTGGTGATTTACCTTGTGATTTTGGCATGACTAATACCTCTATGGTTTGAAATGTAACTATATGTTTAGTATACTATAAATAACAGCTAATTGATGCCTGTATGTAAATAAGTCCCGAAAGGATAAGCTTTTTACATTATAGAGAACCTCAAGAGAGCGTGAACAATAAATTTCACCCTTTTTTTGGAGGTTCTACCATGTCTATTTATTTACCAAATATTGCCGTCGAATATTTCGACACAATGGTTCACACTGAATTCCTATATGGTTCTGGTTTCCGTTTCCGTGGCTGCGCTCAAGAACGTAAAAACGTAGTAGGCGACATTGCCCACTTCCGTAAGAAAGGCTTTGGTATCGCGGTTCAACGCTTGAACTTACAAGATGACGTCATCCCAATGAACATTGATTATACGGACGTCCCTGTAACTCTGCAAAACTGGACCGCTTCCGATTACTCAGATATCTTTGCCCGCGCTGAAGTAAACTTCGACGAAACCACCGAGTTGGTGCAGTCAGTAGCTAATGCTATTGCATTACGTTATGACCAAATGACCATCGATGCATTGTCAGCTACTACTACCACGCCTGTTCCTGATGGCGGCACCGGCTTCACTTACGCCAAATTCTTGGCTGCTCGTAAGACTTTGGTTAGCAATGGTGTTATCCAACGCGGCTCAGAATTATATTGCGTAATGTCACCGACTGCCGAAGAACAATTTCTGAAAGAAATTGAAGTTAACAACTCTTTCTACACCACTCAGCGCTTCATTGATAACGGTGGCTTGGACGAGCAAGAGTACATGAAAGTTAAATTGATTGTTCTACCTGACTACTCGACTGGCGCTGGCGCTACCGGCGGTCTGCCAATAACTGGTGATATCCGAACCTGCTATATGTGGGCTAAACCTGCGTTAGGCTGGGCTATCGGTATCGACGTGAAAACTGAAGTTAACTACATCCCGCACAAAGTTAACTGGTTGATCAATGCTAGCTTCAGGGGTAACTGCGTAAACATCGATGACAACGGTATTATCCCGATCGAAGTTGACGAATCAGTTTAATTAACCAGTTAATAGAGGGAATAAATCATGGCTTATAATGGTGCTTATCTAAACACGGTGTCTAGCGGGAAAAACTCGCTAGCGCCTACAGTATGGGAATACATTAGCTCAGGTGACACATTGGCCACTATCGTGGCTAGTGGTTACTTTAACAGCGCACAGGACGGCGTAACGACTGGCCGCTTACGGGTTAATGACTTCATGCTAATCAAAGGCTCTGACGCTGCCGCTTTATATTACGTAACAGCTATTACGCCTAACGTAACTATGTCTAGCGTTACTATTGCGCAGATAGTAGCTGGCTCAGTTGTTCTTACTGACCTGGCATCTGGCATTGCTCCGAGCCACGTTGTTAAGTACGGCGGGAACTTTACCACTGTCGGCGGTGACGCTACGGAAACCATTACGGTTACTGGCGCGACAACCAATGATTTCCTGCTTATCAACGTTAAAACAGCAGGGGCTACTCCTCGTTCTATTGTCGCTGCTCGCATTAGTGGTGCTGATACGGTGACGGTGACAATGTCTGGCGACCCGTCCAATGACCACGTACTAACCTACATGGTATTAAGGACAGCCGCTTAATTGTTCAAGGGGCAGAAATGCCCCTTTTACATAGGAGAAATAAACATGGCCTTTACTTTATCAACACTTAATCAGGTTTCAAGTGGCAAGAATACGCTAGCGCCGACAATGTGGTCATATGAGACTACGGATACGATGGCAACCGTTCTTGCTTCTGGTTATTTTGCTAATGCGCAAGATGGGGTCGGTGGTGCTGGAAGGTTTAAAGTTGGCGACGTTATTTATCTGTCAACTCTAGATGAGTATGATTTTGGACGAGTGCTTAC